CCCCGATCTTGCAGAACCAAAACAAGAAAAATACTTGCCCGATTCCCAACAAGAACCATTTATTCCCAATTATCATGATTGATTACGAGAAGTACAAAGAGTTTGTCGATGCTGTCACGTCAAGAGAAAGTAAAGACAGTTACGATTTCGGTAAAAGAGTCGTTGATCTCATTGAAAAAAATAACTTTCCTGTCGAGCGACTGCTTACTGCTTCTGTAGGTATGTGCGCTGAGGCAGGTGAGTTTACTGAAATCATTAAGAAAATTATTTTTCAAGGCAAACCTGTTAATGAAGACAACCTGTTTCATCTGAAACGTGAACTGGGTGACATCATGTGGTATGTTATGCAAGCGTGTATGGGTCTTGATATCTCCCTTGATGAAATCGTGCAGATGAATATTGATAAACTCAAAGCACGATATCCTGGTGGTGAGTTTGATGCTCACTATTCTGAAAATCGTAAGGAGGGGGATGTGTGAAATTAACTAAAGACCAACTCATTGATTTGAGGTGGGCTCTTTATCATTTTACAGCAAACCACCCTAGATTTTTTGAGGATGAACAAGTTCTCAGAGTGAGAAAATTAATTACCCTAGTGGATAAAGAAATAGCAAAGGAGGAAAATTTCTAATGGATGCAGCAGTAGAAGCATGGAACACAATGACCTGGTTTGACGGGTTTCTTTTCACCGTTTGGATCGCAGCATTGTATTTTGGTAAACTAAAACTCGATCAAAAGTTTGCTCGTAAAACCATTTACAAAGTTAAACTGGTCGATGATGCTAGAGACCAAAAGAAAATCGATGATAAATTAGGTTACGACACTTATAGCAAATGACTACATTCAACTTAGAACTTTCACCCATTCAAGCCTTCTTGGTTCATGAAGCGTTGGTGGAGACACAGAAAGGATTCACACAAGATCCAAAGTGTGTGCCTGATCGGATTGTTGTTGTCCGTGAAGTGATAGAATCTATCGAAAAACATCTGGAGGAAGTAACTGATGGCACTGTCTGATTCAGTAAAATTTAGTTTAGAAGAAGCAGAATCTCATCTGAGAAATGCTCTGTCCTTTGCTGCTAGGCAAGAACGTCCAATGGTCTGTAGTGCAATTGCAGAGATGATCAAACAGATTGCATCCATGCAACATGCTGATGATATTCTAGATAAACTAGAGAATCATGAACCTGGTAGCAGTGGGTTGTTTGGAAATTTTCTAGATGACGAAGAGTAATGTATACTGTCTGGATTCATGTGGTAGCATTCTTCCAAGTTGTCGTGATGAATTGTATTCAACCCGTCAACTGGAAGTATTGTTACCGTGTGGACCAGTGGTTAATACTTGATACCATAGAAGGATATGAAATCTGGACAAAACAAAAGCATCCTTATCAATCAGAAAAGGAATATCTTTCCAATGTACAGGGAACCACACCTACAGAAAAAAAGTGATAAGTGTGCTGCGCTTTGGAGAGAATGGTATAACTATAAGTTTGGTTTGAAAGATGAAGAAAAAGCAAAAGAATATAGAGAACTCTGGGGTAAGTGTGTAGATGAACATTCCAAAATGATTCAAGCAGTAGTAAATGAAAATCCCATATACAATACTGATAATTTGCTCTAAATAAGAGGGAAGAATAGTCCCTCTTATTCATGGCTTCCCTGTCTGGTAGTTCCTCTGGTGGTGTTTCTAATTGGGACAAGTATGTCAAATTGAATACTGCTTGGAATACCACTAATTATCCGATGGATAAAAATGCTACAGTGTATAGTACAGTTCCACCATCGACAAGAGTTCCAGCAAATCATCCTATATCTGGATATTTGAGCAAAGGTGATTTGATTAAAATACAGACGAAAGTAGTTAGCTCAGTTGGGCAAAGTAAATATGCCAGAATTAAATCTGGATCAATAACTGGATATGTTAAATTAAGTGAGATTGGTAAACCTACTCGTAGAGGTGGTGCTGATGCCGAGCAGAGAACATTAGATTTAACAAAACAAAAAATCAATGACCTCGAATATGTATCTGGTCTTGGTAGAGGATCAAGATCTGGGATTTCTTTAGATATTCCTGGTGTCGGTTTCTTCCTTGGGATAACGGATGTTGAGAAAGTTCCAAATAGAATTCACGGTAGAGAAGCAAAGAGTGATTTTGTTTTAAAAAATGCTCTAGGCAAAAAAATTCTTTTCATATCCCATAAAGATGGGAATGGTCCAAAAGCATTTGGACAATATGGTGGTGTGTCTACAAAAGCTGGAGGTGCTGATGATGCCTCTCAGATTTATAATCATCCAGAAGTTCAAACTTATTTGAATAAGTTGTACAGATTATATCAAGACGGTATAGGTCCTAGAACCATTCCTAATAATCCATTCTTATCAAATGGTAGATTAAACCAGGCAGTGATGCACAAGATTAAAGATTCAAGATTAGTGAATGAATCAGTGTATGGTCCTGATTATGGTGGAGCAAAAGGACCAGATAATGTTCATTTAATTGGACAAGGACAGTTTGTTTTTAAACCATTAGTTGATGAGGAGAGTGGTGACTTATCTTTCAAATTGGGATTTTCTGGTCACATGTCTCTTAATGGAGATACTCGTGATTTTATGAACGATGCTAGTGGATACAGAGCAGTTCTCATTACCACTTATAGGGGGAGGAGACCAACACAAACTCCTGGTGGTCCAGTTCCAGAAACTAGAACTGCCATCTATCCAAGATCATATAGAGAGAACGCTATAGATATTGATCGACTTCTCTAACCAGTTAAGAAAGTGTCCACTCCCTCCCTACTCCAGCAGAATACACTGTATAATATGGGTATGAAAAACACACACCTCGAACACCTGGAAGACGAGATCCTGAACCGTGGCAGTGACGGTGGCATGGATGTGATCAAAGTTCTTCAGGATGCTGGTAGTTTCCTGTCTGGTAAGCAGAGTAATCTTGGTATCACCACCAAGTGGGACGGTGCTCCCGCTGTTGTTTGCGGCACTGACCCCCAGACTGGCAAGTTCTTTGTCGGCACCAAGTCTGTGTTCAACAAGACCAATCCCAAGGTCTGCTTCTCCGATGCTGACATTGATGGTTGGTACAAGGGTGCTCTTGCAGAGAAACTCAAGACATGTCTTGCATATCTCCCACAACTGAACATTAGTGGTATTGTTCAGGGTGACCTTCTTTATACTAATGATCTGCAACTGGGACTGACTCGTAAGGGCAAGGTTGTTACCTTCACTCCCAATACAGTTACATACTCTGTTCCTCTTTCTTCACCGCTTGCCAAGCAAGTTCTGACTGCAAAGATGGGTATTGTGTTCCACACTACCTATGCTGGTCCTTCTATCCAGACTGCTCAAGTCGCATACGAAGCACCTATGATTACCAGCACTAGGAATGTGTTTGTTGCTAGTGCCAACTTCACTGATGCTTCTGGTATTTCTCGCTTTACTCCTGGTGAATCTAGGAAGTTCATGTGTCAGATCAACCGCACTATCGGTTCTCTCAAGCAGGCATCTTCTTTCCTTGATCTTCTGGGTCAGACTGGTGAATCTCGTTTCGTCATGTCTGTTATGTTCAAACAGTTCTTCAACAAAGAAGTCCGTAAGGGTAAGGCACTTGTCAATACTCGTGGAGTTGCTGCTGACTTTGCCCGTTTCTTTGCTGCCCGCATGAACGAGGAGATGCTGTCTAAGAAGTCCAGTGCTGCAAAGGCTAAATATTTACAGATGAAAACTGATGGACTCAAGTTCATCGCAGCAAATGAGAACGCTATCTATTTCACGGTAGCATCCTACATCAATATTCGTGCTGTAAAGAAACTCATCATAAATCAACTGAATAAAGTTCGCACCATTGACACTTTCATGAAGACTGATCGTGGATTCGTTCACAGTGATCCTGAGGGTTATGTTGTTGTTAATGACCGTGCTTACAAACTAGTAGACGATAAGTTCCGTCGTGCCAATGTTACTCTTGTGAAGTCCTGGGATAAATGAAAAGTTTTTCTAGATTTCTATCTGAAAGTGTCACTCAAGCTGCCAGAGAAGCCAAGAGGTTAGGTCTCACTGGTGATGGTCATGGTGGTTGGGTAAACACTAATGGTAAAATAGTTGCAAGGACAGTCGATGGCAAATTGGTTTTCACCAGTGGAAGGAGACCCTCTACTGGAACAGATCCTGATAAACCAGGAGCAGCAGCAAGGCAAGCACTCCCAGCCGAACCCCCTGTTGGAGATGATGCGGGAGCGCAACAAGCTGCACCAGAAGCCGAACCTGAACAGGAAGTCGAAAAGACAAGAGGAGTAGTCACTCTTGGTTTCGGTCGTTTCAATCCTCCAACTGCTGGACACGCAAAACTTCTAGACACCATTGCAGATACTGCTGATGGTGAACAGTACTACGTTTATCCCTCTCACTCTCAGGACGCAAAGAAAAATCCTCTGGACTCTCAGACCAAAGTAGAGTTCATGAAGAAGTTGTTCCCTGATCATGCTAACAACATTGTATTTGATGCTAGCATTAAAACTATTCTTGATGCATTGAAGCAAGCAGATGTCGAAGGATTTGCCAGTGTCAACATCGTGGTTGGTGCTGATAGACAGAAAGAGTTTGAGACCCTCGCAAATAAGTACAACGGGCAACTCTATAATTTTGATGAGATTAACGTCATCTCTGCAGGAGAGCGGGACCCCGATGCTGAAGGCGTCGAAGGTATGTCTGCATCTAAACTTAGAAAGTTAGCAATTGATGGTGACGCAGAAGGATTTGCTGCTGGTCTTCCACCAGGAACAAAACCAAAACTTGCACAACAACTCTTCAATACTGTTCGTAAGAGTATGTCTGTTAAGGCAGAGACTTGGGAGATTGCTCCTAAGTTTGATTGGAAGAGTCTTCGTGAGAACTATATTAATGAAAAAGTATTCAATGTAGGAACTCTTGTTGAGAGTCTCAATACTGGTTTGATTGGTCGTGTTATTCGTAAAGGTGCTAACCACATCATCGCAGTGACCAAAGAGGGACTGATGTTTAAGTCCTGGATTCGTGATATCACAGAAACATTTACTGACAGGGCAGGTGTTCCCGCTTCCCAACGTGGAGTGGGCACTGATTCTTATCGTAAGTACGTTGAGAAGTTGACTCCTAACGACAAAGTTAAATCCCTCATAAATAAAAACATATACAAGACTGGATCTGGTAGAAATGTCTGATAACTTTATCCAAGAAAACTCTGAGACCATCACTCTTCGTGCGATGGCAAACGTTTTCATGTCCGAGAAACTTGACGCTGTGGGCAAGGAAGATAAGGACATCGATAATGACGGTGATCATGACAAGACAGATAAGTATCTCCTGAATCGTCGCAAGGCAGTTGGTGCTGCGATCCAACGAAAAAAAAAACTAAAGGAGGAAGCAGCGACTGCGGTTGCGAGCACTGATGACGAGAAAGAAATTACCGAGAAGAAGGTAAAGAATAAGGTCGTCATCAATCCTGAAGTTAAAGAAGAGAAAGATCCATTCGGTAGACCTGGTGGAAAGCATGGTGGTGTTGGCAAACCAGGTGGTGGATATGATAAAGCAATCAAGGCAAATCAAAAAGCACTTGATAAATTAGAGAAGAAAAAGGTTGATGAGGCAAGAGAACCTGGTGAGTCACCTAAAGAATACGCTGCCAGAGTGACAAAGAAATATAAGGGTAAGAAAGTTAAATTATTCAAGGATTATGATCCCATGAAGGATCCAAACTTTGATCATGATAAGGCTGAAAGAACTCGTGGATCGATGAAGGAAGCATCCTGGGATAAGTATGGTCGTCCAAAGACCAAGGAAGGTCGTGCTGCAGCTGCCCGTGCTCAGGCAGAAATCCGTGCCAAGGACAAAGCATCTGGTCGTCGTCCCTATGGTTCTAAGATGGGATATGCTAAAAAAGAGTTTGATGAATAAGAAGTGACTTTCCCAGAGAAAATAATTACTGACGAACCTGTCTGGAGTGTGATCATCATGTTGATCATTCTCTTGGCAGGTGTTTCTTATTATGTGTATACAATAATCGATCTAGCAAATAGTGAGATGAATAAATAGGAGCGCTATCTGCTCTTAAAATCATGTTGGCATTTTTACTTCCATTAGCATCTAAGATTGTTGACGCTGCCATTGCTAAGATTCCCGATGATGCGGAACTTGGTGAAAAACTTATCGAAATTTGTTTGCATATTCTCGGTAAGGCAGTTAAACTGACCAAAACCGATGCAGACGACAAACTCCTTGAGGCTGTTGCTGCTGCAATCAGAAATCGTGAAGCTGGTTGATTATAAATAATCCTTAGGTAAAACGTAATTGCGAGTTAAGACATGGCTCTCTGGGGTAACGACGATAACATCCAGACTTTTGGAACCGTAAGCCTTTCTGGTAATACCGTAACGGGAACTGGTACAACCTTTTCGACTGATATTACAGTTGGACAACTTATCCGTTTCGGTGTAAGAGGTGGTGTAGGAACATATTATGGTGATGCCGTTGTTATCGGTATTACTAGTGATCGTATTCTTACAATTGGTTCAACTGCTGGATTGAATCCTGCTCTTATCGGTGCAGGCACCACACAGTATGGTGTAAGTGAACTTCCAAAATCTAGTGTTCTGGATCATCAATATAGTCAAAAGCACGATACTCAACCATCTTACAGAACGATTGCAGAAGCAACCGTCAATGGAACTGTTGCTATTGGTACTGCCAATATTGCAATTGACCAATCTGTTGCTGGTCTGAATCTGACTGTTGGTGGTCATGCTAGACAAGGTGTTCTGAATGATGGATCTGTCATTCAGTTTGCTGGACTTGGAACTGCACTTGCAAGTGCTGACCAGGCTGCTGGTATTGGTACTGATTTGATTCCTGTCGTTGCTCCCGCTGGTGTCGTTGCTAGTGACAGTGTTGATGTTGAAGTTGGTGGTATTGATGTTTCGGCAACGATCCTTAGTATCGGTGCTACTACAATCAGTATTGCTTCCACAATTTCTTCTGCAATCAGTGCAGGTGATCAACTGACATTCACTAGCGATAAGGTTATTTCCTTAGCATCTGGTGTCACTGCTGAGATTGCTGATGGTGCTCTGATTGAATTCCAAGCACTTGCTGGTGGATACGATAGAATCGTCTATGGTATTTCCACAGACACTTCTGGAAACTCTGTTGCCTATCAAGGAGCAGATCAAGGATGGGTCGGTGTTACTACATATATTGATATGCACGGTAACTTGAGAGTCAAGAAAGAAACTCTGGTTGCTATGTCTGGTATTCAAACTGGTGCATTCGGTATTAATTATCCTACTGATGTCTGATTAAATGAGATTTGATGATTTGAACGATAATAACTATCTCCTTTTTGCTATTAAAAATTACGAAAATCCCCAGGCAATCACGAAGGAAGACTTTGAAGACGACTTGAAGCGTATCAAGTACGTCAAGAGGTTGTTGAAAAGATATAAGAACACGGGTGAGTTGAGGACACATTTGATTCTCAATCACCTGATTGTTCTTTTTAATGTATTTGGAGATGCCGCTGTTCCTCTTTTATTCTTTAAACTTGACGAAGAACTTTGGTCATCAACAAAAAGTTTTTTAATATTTTTGAATAGAATTCCAGAGCATCCACGTTCTGATTTGGATAATATCTTACAAGATGATTATTGCTTAGAGCAATTGCAATTAATCTAATGGATAAGAGACTGCAAAAGATAATTGAATATTTTCATGAAGATGCTGGATTTGCTGGTGCTCCTACCAACAATGCCAGTGGAGGTGCTATTGCAGGGCTCCCACCAGATCAACCACCAGTAAAAAACAAAAAGAAAAGATACATTTACGGGAAGGGATATCGTAAAATGTGGATGACGAGGGATGGATCAAAATCTTAACACTGCAATTATTGAGAGACTAGAGAAAGTAGTAGATAGTCTCCAAGAAAATTCAATTCAAATGGGCAAGTTACTTGCTGTCCATAATGAGAAATTAGATAAGCAAGATAGAGTAGACGAAATTTTATTTGAGAAGTTGGACAGATTATCTGAGCAAGTAAAGAGAGAAACTGATATAATCAAGAAAGGATGTGAAAGAGATATCCGTCTTATTGATGATAGGTTGAGAGTCTTAGAGAAGAAGATGTGGAGTATCGCTGGAGCACTGGCAGTTATTAGTGTACTGATCTCCCCCTTTGGACAAAGATTTTTACAACAGGTCTTGACACCTCCAACACAAACGAGTATGATAGTGCCAGGGAATACTCTGGTGAATGGATCTAATTGATTCGAAATACGTTGGTCTTATATCATCAAGACTTCAAAAATTTAAGAGAGTAAAAGCAGGACTGTACAACTGTCGTTGTCCTCTTTGTGGAGACTCAAAGAAGAATAAAAACAAGGCACGGGGATACATCTACCAGGTCAAAAATAACACCAACTTCAAGTGTCACAACTGTGGAGCAAGTTTGTCATTCAATAATTTCTTGAAGCATCTTGATACTACTCTCCACAAGCAGTACACCATGGAGAAGTTTAAGGAGGGGTTCACTGGTAAGAATTTTGCTGCTGAAGAACCTGAATTTAATTTCAAGAAACCTGTATTTCAGACAGAGATATCTTTGCCTCGATGTAGTGAGGTTGACATTGGCAAAGAGTATCTAGAAAATAGAAAGATTGATCCAAAGAAGTTTTATTTTGCTGAGAAATTTAAAGAGTTTGTCAACACATACAAACAAACTTTTGGTTATAATATTCCTGAAGAATCAAGGGTTGTAATTCCTTTGTATCGAAACAAAAACCTAATTGGTTTTCAGGGTAGATCTTTAAAAAAGAACTCGATTAAATACATTACCATCATGTTGGATGAGGATGAACCAAAAATTTATGGACTTGACGAAATCGATACAAAGTTACCTGTCTATGTGGTCGAAGGACCCTTTGACAGCACTTTCCTCAACAATAGTGTGGCTTTGTGTGGCAGTGACGGTGAAGTTCGTTGTCTTGAGGGAAGCAGTGTTGTTTTTGTTTATGATAATGAACCCCGTAATAAAGAAATTGTCGATCGAATTGGCAAATGTATATCAGGAGGGCAAAGAGTCGTCATCTGGCCAAGTAACATAAAAGAAAAAGACATCAATGATATGGTTCTTGCTGGACATGATGTTCAGTCTCTGGTAGAATCAAACACATATTCTGGGTTACAAGCAAAATTAAAATTTACTGAGTGGAAAAAGGTATGAGCAACGGGATCAAAGTAGTCAAGAGAGATGGAAGAATTGAGTCTCTTGATCTGGACAAAATGCACAAGATGGTCGATGAGGCATGTAAAGGGTTGTCTAATGTTTCTGCTTCTCAAGTAGAAATGAAATCTGGTATTCAATTCTATGATGGTATTACGACTGATCAAATTCAAGAGATCTTGATTCGTGCTGCTTCTGACTTGATTGATTTGGAGAATCCAAACTATCAATTTGTTGCCGCTAGACTTCTTCTGTTTGCCCTCAGGAAGAGCCTCTGGGGTAGGATGCATGATTGCCCACATCTGTACGATCATGTTCTCCTAAATGTAGATAGGGGAATTTATGATGCTGATATTCTCAATCAATATTCGAGAGAAGAATTTGAAAAACTTCAATCGTTTGTAGATCATGATCGTGATTTCTTGTTCACATATGCTGGTCTTCGTCAAGTTACTGACAAGTATCTTGTACAAGATCGTAGCACGGGCAAGGTATATGAAACTCCACAGTTCATGTATATCTTGATCGCGGCAACTTTGTTTGCCAGGTATCCAAAAGAAACTAGACTGGATTACGTTCGTAGGTACTACAATGCCATCTCCAAACACAAGATCAACATTCCCACACCTATCATGGCGGGAGTTAGAACTCCACTTCGACAATTTGCAAGCTGTGTTCTTGTTGATGTTGATGACACCCTCGATAGCATCTTTAGTTCTGATATGGCTATCGGCAAATATGTTGCACAACGGGCGGGAATCGGCATCAACGCAGGCAGAATCCGTGGTATCAACTCTAAAATCAGAGGCGGTGAAGTTCAACACACAGGTGTTGTACCATTCCTCAAAAAATTTGAGAGCACTGTCCGATGCTGCACTCAAAATGGCATACGAGGTGGATCAGCTACAGTCCACTTTCCAATCTGGCATCAAGAAATAGAAGACATCATTGTTCTTAAGAACAATAAGGGAACCGAGGACAATCGCGTTAGGAAACTTGACTACTCAATCCAGATTTCAAAACTTTTCTACGAACGTTTCATTACGGATGGAGAAATTAGCTTGTTCTCACCGCATGATGTTCCGGGACTCTATGATGCTTTTGGTACTGATTCATTTGATGATCTCTATGTGGGCTATGAACAAGACGACTCTGTTCCTAGGAAAACTATCGGAGCTCAAAAACTCATTCTTGATCTCCTGAAGGAAAGAGCAGAGACAGGTCGTTTGTATATCATGAACATCGACCATTGTAACTCTCACAGTTCCTTTGATGACAAAGTGAACATGAGTAATCTGTGTCAAGAGATCACTTTACCCACTGAACCCATTGATCACATCGATGATTCAAAAGGTGAGATTGCTCTGTGTATTCTCTCTGCCATCAACGTTGGAAAGATCAACAAGTTGGATGATCTAGAAGAACTCTGTGATCTTGCTGTTCGTGGTCTCGAAGAACTGATTGATTATCAAGACTATCCCGTAGAGGCAGCTGAGAAGAGCACCAAGGCACGTAGATCTTTGGGAATAGGATTTATTGGATTGGCACATTACCTTGCTAAGAACGGTGCCAAATATGACTCTCAGGAAGCATACGAATTGGTACATGACCTGACAGAAGTTTTTCAATTTTGTCTCTTGAAATCTTCATGTGAACTTGCCAGAGAGAAAGGACCTTGTGAAGGATTTGATCGTACCAAGTATTCTAGAGGCTTGATGCCCATTGATACATACAAAAAAGAAGTTGACGAAATTGTAGAGCATCGAGTAAACTATGATTGGGAGTATCTTAGATCGGCTATCCAACTCTATGGACTCCGACACAGCACACTGTCCGCACAGATGCCATCGGAGAGCAGTTCCGTTGTGTCAAATGCCACCAATGGAATCGAACCACCTAGAGGATATCTGTCCATTAAAAAATCAAAGAAAGGACCACTCAAGCAAGTTGTTCCCCAATATAACACTCTCAAAAATAACTACACCCTTCTCTGGGATATGGAATCTAATGAGGGTTATATTAAGGTCGTCTCCGTGATGCAAAAGTTCTTCGATCAAGCTATATCTGGGAACTGGTCCTATAACCCAGAGAATTATCCTGATAATGAGGTGCCTGTTTCGGTCATGGCAAATGATCTTCTGACTACATATAAGTATGGTTGGAAGACCAGCTATTACCAAAACACACATGATCTAAAATCAGATGAGGTAGACGAAGAATCCAAGGAAAAACTGAATAACTTGTTAGAAACTATTTTAAATTCATCGGAGGAAGATTGTGAGTCTTGTAAAATTTAAGGCAAGCACAGAGGATAATAAGTCACCTGTTAAGTCAATGACGGTTTTCAATTCGGAAGACGTTGATGTAAAGAAACAACCGATGTTTTTTGGCAAACCTTTGGGCATCCAGAGGTATGATTCTTACAAGTATCCTATTTTTGAAAAGTTAACTCAACAGCAGTTATCTTATTTTTGGAGACCAGAAGAGGTGTCTCTGCAAAAGGACAGATCTGATTATCAATTGTTACGTCCAGAGCAGAAGCATATCTTTACGTCTAATCTAAAATATCAAATCATGCTTGACTCTGTTCAGGGTCGTGGTCCTGGTATGGCGTTTATGCCATACTGTTCCTTGCCCGAACTGGAGGCATGTATGAACGTCTGGGAATTTATGGAGATGATCCATAGTCGTTCCTATACGTATATCATTAAGAATGTGTACCCCAATACTAATGAAGTCTTTGATACGATTCTAAAAGATGATCAAATTTTAGAAAGAGCAACGTCTGTGACAAGTGCGTATGACGATTTCATTAATGCAGCCCACCAATTTGATAATTCTAATGAGTGGGTACATGCGTTAGAGGGGGTTGATGTAGCACTCAACTCAAGGTATGAACTCAAACGAAAACTTTTTAGAGCCGTTTCCACAGTCAATATCCTGGAAGGAATTAGGTTCTATGTCTCCTTCGCTTGCTCATTCGCTTTTGGCGAACTTAAGCTTATGGAAGGATCGGCAAAAATTATTAGTCTCATCGCCAGGGATGAGAATCAACACCTGGTAATTACTCAGAACATCCTCAATAACTGGAGAAAGGGTGATGATCCTGAGATGAAACGGATTATGAAAGAAGAAGAACCATGGTTATATCAACAATTTAAAAATACAGTGGATCAAGAACGTCGTTGGGCAGAGTATCTGTTCAAAGAAGGTTCTATGATTGGTTTGAATGACAAACTGCTTTGCCAGTATGTTGAATGGATTGCTAATCGTAGATTGAAAGCAATCGGATTAGATCCCATTTATGATATCTCTGCTAAGAATAATCCTCTGCCTTGGACACAACACTGGATCTCTTCCAAGGGATTACAGGTTGCCCCACAGGAGACTGAGGTTGAATCTTATGTTGTAGGTGGTATCAAACAAGATGTCAAAGCAAACACATTCTCAGGATTTAAACTTTGAGTGGGACATTGAAGAATTAAAAAAAGCATACATCGATGCAGCAGAACACTCAAACATGGAGAGAAGAGTATCGACAGATGAAGTCGAAGACTCTAACCAATCGGCAGATAGAACTACTGGAGAAAGGTCCAGATAGTCTATCTGCTAGTTGGGTCCTGATGGCAATGCACCAAGATTGGAGTAGAATGAAAGGTATCAAGTAATGTAACATGAAACCTGTAGTACTAGCAGCTTGCTTTACTCCCATTGTAATCATCTACATAGTAATGAAACTTGCCGTCTGGCTTTCTGCCGTCAGTTCTGAACAGGAGTATGTCAGAAAAGAACCTCTACGAAAACGAGGACCTTATGTGGCAAACCCATATGAGGACGTTGACGCTGAGGAAGAGGAGTATGGAGATCGCACAGATTATAGATGATGCTTTAGAAGAGCATTATTCTGAGTTGGGTCTTCCAGTTCCCAATTGGAAGAGGAAGAAAGATCCTCAGTGGTGGATTGATTATCTTAAAGAATTGGGAATAGAGCAATGAAATCAATGTATCGTGAACCCCACCTACAAAGAAAAAGTGATCATTGTGCTGTACTATGGAAGAATTGGTATAACTATAAGTATGGTTTGAAAGATGAAAAGAAGGCAGAGAGATACAGAAGACTTTGGTGCAAGTGTGTTGATGAACATACTGAGATGTGTAAACTTGAACTCAAAACAAATCCAATATACACTAAGATGAAACAGCAAAAAAATGAACCCGACTGATCCTGTTTGGAGCATCTTTATCATGGTGTTCTTATTACTTGCTGCCACAAGCTATTACATCTACTACATAATGAACATAGCATATGTGGAGATGAAGGATGGGAATCATGACACCCCCCAGCAGGAAGAGTTGTTACAACTTTCGTTGTTTGAAAATTAATAGAGTAGTTGACGGAGACACTATTGATGTCACCATCGATCTGGGCTTTGATCTTCAGAAGAAAGAAAGAGTTAGAGTGGCAGGAGTCGATACACCTGAGAAAAGAACGAGAAATAAAGAGGAGAAAGTCCTTGGCATTGATGCTACAAACTGGCTCAAGGCAGAGTTGGAAGCTGCTATTAAAGGTGAAGATGATCTTATCATCCGTACTGAACTCAAGGGTGGGGTAGGTAAGTATGGTCGTCTCTTAGGGTGGTTGTATATTGGTGATAATACTATCTCTATTAATGAAAAGATGATTGCTGCTGGTTATGCCTGGGAGTATGACGGTGGCACCAAAAACAAAAACTTCGAAGAGTTACGTGAGATTCGTAGGAGACACGGAACTCTTATTGAATAAATAAAGGGAGAACAACTTATTGATAGAGACATGTCGCTCAGAGAGTATAACGAGAGATTTTATCATTTAGTTCGTAGAGAGTCCTTCTATGCCAAGAGACTCACTGCTATGAATGAGAGTTTTGGTCAAGCATTCCTGAACCTTTCCAAGTTTATTATTAACGAGGGATATGTTTCTAATGCTAGAGAAGTAGATAACATCATTGAAGCATTGCCTGAGCAGGCACTTA